TGATAATAAGGCTGAGACTGAAACTGAAAAAATGCGTAAAATCAAAGAGGAAGATGATTCGGACTTAGATGAAGTTTTAGCAGAAATGAAAGATGAATTAGATGAAGACAAAAGAACTGACGCAGAAGAAGAAGGGTATAAAGATGGTATCAAAGATGCTAAAAAAGATTTAGAAGATAAATTAGATGATATCAAATTGGAAGAAGATGACCGAACTGACGCTGAAGAAGAAGGATACGAAGATGGAATGAAAGATGAGAAAGAAGACCTTGATGCCGAGGAAATTGACTTAGAAGACATGACAGACGAAGATCTAAAAAGCTTTATCGAAGATGTAATCTCAGATATGGTTGCTGCTGGAGAAATTGAAGCAGGTGACGAATTTGAGATGGAAGATGAAGTCGAAATTGATGATGAAGTTGAAGTTGAAATAGACGAAGACGTAACTATTGATGAAGACGCAAGAACAGATGCTGAAGAAGAAGGATACAAAGATGGTATCAAAGACGCTAAAGCAGATGCTAAAAAAGCAGTTGATAAAATTAAACTTGAAGAAAAAGAAGAGGAATTAAAAGAAGCTTATGCTGCTGTTAAAACTCTTAAAGATGAGTTAAATGAAATTAATTTGCTAAATGCAAAACTATTATATACTAATAAGATTTTTAAATCTAAAAACTTAAGTGAAAACAATAAAGTTAAAGTATTAACTACTTTTGACAAAGCAGAATCAGTAAAAGAAGCTAAATTAGTTTATGAAACATTGAAAGATGGATTAGAAACTAAAAAGGAAAAAAGATCAATGAACGAAAGTTTAGGGATGGCTTCAAAAGCTGTTGGTGTTGGTCCAAAGAAAGTTAATGCAAAACCAATTGTTGAATCTAATGAAATGGTAGACAGATTTAAAAAATTAGCAGGTATAATTTAAGAAATGATTATTAACGACTAAAAAAAATTAAAATGTCACAATTAAACTCTTTATTAGAAAGCGCTAACCCTTACAAATCACTACAAAGTGATGCAGCAAGATTAGCGTCCAAGTGGGCTAAAACAGGTCTACTTGAAGGTTTATCTGATAATGAAAGTAACAATATGTCAATGTTACTTGAAAATCAGGCTAAACAATTAGTAACTGAAACTTCGAATACAGGTGGTGGTACTAATTCAGGTAATTTTACTCCTGGTACAGGAGCACAGTGGGCGGGCGTTGCTCTTCCATTAGTAAGAAAGGTGTTTGGTCAAATCGCAGCAAAAGAATTTGTTTCGGTTCAACCAATGAACTTACCTTCTGGTCTAGTATTTTTCCTAGACTTCCAATACGGAACAAACAAAGATCCATTTGCTGATGGAAATTCTATGTACGGTACAAGAACCCCAGCTGCTACTGCAAATGCTGCTGCTGGATTTGGTAACACAAATACAGGTGGTTTATATGGTGCTGGTAGATTCTCGTACTCAAGTAACTTAACAGGTGCCTTAAATGTAACAGCAACAATTACTTCAGCATCTTGGTCTGATTTAAACTATGATGGATTATATTCGTCAGGTTCAGCAGATCCAAATGCTACAGGACAAACTATTAATTATGGTATCGGAAATACTAGTTATAATGTAATAACATTAGCAGCTGGAACAGGTACACCTATACTTGCATCTAACCCAGATTTTGAAGCAGTAAGATCATTTACATTTTACTCTCAATCATCTACTGCAGGAGTAGGAGGTAACATTGCAACACTCCCAGCATTTACTAAAACTACGGTTGATGCAAATGGTGTGATTAATGCAGTTCAATTTGTTGTACCTTCAGGTTCATTAGGTACAGCTACTTTTAGAGATGGTGCTGCATCAGCAGGACAAACTTTCCAAAGTACAATTTCATTTTCTCAACAACCAACTGATAACGAAAGAGGTGATTTTGAGGATGGAAATACTAACCTAAATGCTAATAACACTACAATTAATATTCCACAAGTTAATGTTAAAATGACAAGTGAGGCTATTGTAGCAAAAACTAGAAAACTGAGAGCTGTTTGGACTCCTGAGTTCGCTCAAGATTTAAATGCTTATCATTCTTTAGATGCTGAAGCTGAATTAACTTCAATTATGAGTGAGTACATTTCATTAGAAATTGACTTAGAAATTCTTGATATGTTAATTGAGTCTGCTGCTTCTACAGAAAACTGGTCAGCTAAGAACAACATTTCAGTTGCTCAAGATGCTGCAGGTACTGAAACTAACTTAGGATTCTATAATTCACAAGGACAGTGGTTCCAAACATTAGGAACTAAAATCCAAAAGATATCTAATATCATTCACCAGAAAACTCTTAGAGGAGGAGCTAATTTCTTAGTTTGTTCTCCAACAGTTGGTACTGTATTAGAATCAATTCCTGGATTTGCTGCTAATTCTGATGGTGATGCTGCTAAAATGAACTACGCTTTTGGTGTACAAAAAGTAGGTCAATTAAACGGTAGATACCAAGTTTACAAAAATCCTTATATGACAGAAAATCAAGTATTACTTGGTTACAGAGGTACACAATTCTTGGAAGCGGGTGCAGTATTTGCTCCATACGTTCCATTAATTATGACTCCTATGGTATATGATCCAACAACATTTACTCCACGTAAAGGTCTATTGACTAGATACGCTAAGAAAATGTTAAGACCAGAATACTATGGTGTAATTAAAGTAGCTGGATTAGAAACTTTATAATTAAAGTCTCTTACATATTTTTAAAGAAGCCCCGCATTAGCGGGGCTTTTTTGTATATGTATAAACATGATTATAGACATTTTTAATGAAATTTTATGGCCTCATTTTATACAATTAGACCATATTAAAAATTTATCTTTAAAAGAACAAAAAGAACTTTATACTGGTTATGTTGATGAATTAGAAGCACAAAGAGCAGCATATTATAATTGGTTAAATGAAAATGTTTATAAAGGAGATCAATTTACTGATAGTTTAGATGGTGAATTCCTTTTAACAGAACAATTAGGTTTTCTTTTACAAGAAAACTATGGACAAGTTACTAATCCTGAAGTAGTTGCTGGTGGTTTAGGAATATTAATAGAATAAAAATAATAATAGTAAAATATACAAATGGCAAATTTACCAATTTCACAGTTACCTGAAATAACAACAGCACCAGAAGGTGGAGCTGCATTACCAATAGTTCAAGATGGGGTAACAAGTAGAATTCAAATATCTAATTTAGTAGGACCTTATATTACAACGGGTTCATTAGGTAATACACAAACAATAAAAGGATTTCTTCAATGGTATGATAATACTGACACTCTTTCAGGATATATAGCTAGTTATAGTACTGAAGTAGGTTCAATATTTCTTAGATCAGCTAATAATACTAATTCTATTGCGGTATATAATAATGGTATTAGTTTAGTAGGAAATGTAACAGCATCAAATAATATAAGTGCAAGTGGTTATATATCAGCATCACAAATAAGAACTCCAGCTATAAGTGCAATTCTTGGAACTTTTGGTTTAGCAACAACTACAGTAGGAGATAATGTTAGTTCAAGTGGGTTTATATTAGCTAATAACATAACAGCCTCAGGTACTGTAAGTGCAAGTGGAACTATATTTGCAAATCGATACATGATACAAGGAGTATCAATATTTAGTAACCCAAGTTTTTCAGGGTTTATGACAGCATCTAATATAAGCGCAAGTGGAACTATAGAAGCAAATGAATTTATAGGAACATTTAATGGTGCTTTAAGTAGTTCGAACCAAATTACTGCCTCTTACTCTAATCTCTCAGCTGCTACAGTCTCAGGTTCATGGCAAGGACAGAATTTCATATCAGGTTCTCAGGTAATTGGAAATTTACCATCGGGAACAATTTCTTCATCTAATCAAATTACTGCTTCATATTCTAATCTTTCACCATCATCAGTTTCAGGTTCATGGCAAGGACAGAATTTCATATCAGGTTCTCAGGTAATTGGAAATTTACCATCAGGAACAATTTCCTCTTCAAACCAAATTACTGCTTCGTATTCTAATCTTTCAGCAGCTACAGTTTCAGGATCATGGCAAGGGCAAAATTTCATATCAGCTTCTCAAATAACTGGAAACTTACCATCAGGAACAATTTCCTCTTCAAACCAAATTACTTCCTCATATTCAAACCTTTCAGCAGCAACAGTTTCAGGTTCATGGCAAGGACAGAATTTTATATCAGGTTCTCAGGTAATTGAAAATTTACCATCAGGTGTAATTAGTGGTTCAGCCCAAATTACAGCTGGTAGTACTGCAGGTAGAGTAGTATATACTGGTACAGGTGGAATACTTCAAACAGAAGCAGGTTTTACATATGATGCTACTAATGATAGATTAACAGTGTCAAAAATAACAACTACAGAATTTACTTCTTCATTTGTTACTTCATCACAAGTATTTTCATCAGGATCAAATTTCTTAGGTGATGATACTACAGACACACAAACATTAGTAGGTACAGTTGTAATGACTGGATCTGCTGAATTAACAGGATCTTTAGATGTTAGTGAAATGGTTAGTGCAACTACTATAAGTGCAAGTTTAACTGTTATATCTAATCTTGTTGCAGCAACGGGTACTATTTCTTCTACTGATAATATTGAAGCTCCTCAAATAACAGGAAGTAAAGGATTATTAATTCAAAAATCAAATGGAGAAGGTAACCCAACAGCAGGTACTTCTAATTTAGCTATTTTCCAAAATAATAATAATGATCAAGATGCTTCTATTTCTATTGTAGCAGCTGATTCTAAAAAATCACAATTACACTTTGGTAAACATGATAGTATAGATGTGGGAGGTATAAGATATTTTCATGAAGATGATTCAACAGCTCCTGATGTTATGAAGTTTAGAACTAAAGGAACTAATATAGCTACTCTTTGGAGGGGAGCTGCTGGTAATCAATCTTATTTTGGAGTAGGTACTGATATTACATCAGGTGAATTACCAACTGATTATTATACAGCTCAAGGAACTTTATCAGGAGGAGGTCTTTTACTTAGTAGTTCAAATGGAACAGGAATTATAATTGATAGAGGAGCTAATACAGGTTTAGGTACGATAAAATTTAAAACTGATGGTTTTCATATTTGGACATTAGGTAATATTACTGGTGATAATGATGATAATTTTTACATTTACAATAGTGGAAATACTAGTGATAAAGCTATATCATTAATAAGTGGAAGTAATTCAACAAAATTCCATACTAATGTTACAGCTTCAGGTAATATAAGTGCAAGTGGTAATATAAAAGCGGGATTATCATCAAATTCAACTTCAAATACAGTATTTTATAATGATACTACAGGTGAATTAACTTATGGTACTGCTGCTACTGGAAATGTTACAGCGGCTAGTGTTTCAGGTTCATTTTTATTAAATACATCAGATACATTAACAGGTGATTTAAATGTAACAAATCACATAACAGCTTCAGGTAATATAAGTGCAAGTGGTAATATAATTACAAACTTTATATCCTCATCAAATTCATCAGTAAGAATAAGTAGTAATTTAACAGCATCGAATAATTTTGTAGTTACAAATGATTCTATTTTTAATGGAAAAACATTTTTTGAAGGTGCTTTAACTGCTTCACATGCAATAAGTTCAAGTGGAGCTGTTTATGCAAAACAATTATATATAAGTGGTAGTAAAAGAATTTTATGGAGCAACACAGCAGGAGGAACCAACAATTTAGTAATGCCAGATACAGGATTAGTAGTATTAGGAAGAATGTCTGCTACATCAATATCAGCATCACAGAATATAAGTGCAAGTGGTACAATTGTCTCTAATACTTTATCTGTTGTAAATAGAACGGAAACAGGAACATTAGAAAGTGGCCATATAACTTCATCAGGTAATATAAGTGCAAGTGGTAATGTAATATCACCACTTTTAATAGGAAACGCTAATAACCAAATACAATTAGGTAATCCTAATGTAATAGATTTAAATCCAAACTCTGTTGTTGCAATAAGACTTACAGATAGTTTAGTTACTCTTAATAAAGATACATTTGCAAACGGTCACATAACAGCTTCAGGTAATATAAGTTCAAGTAGTAATATAACTGGTTTAAAAGGTAATTTTAGTGGAAATGTTGGAATAAAAACTGCAAATAATGCTTCCCCAGCACCATTAACTGTTGAAGGTGCTATAAGTGCAAGTGGTGCATTTCTTGGAGGAAGTTCAATAAGTGCAAGTGGTGCATTTTCAGCCAACATTTATACAACCCAACACCAATCTTTAACCTCAGCAGGATCTGCAGCTGGAAGTGCTACTGCGATTTCAGCAACAGGTGGTGGAGTTGTATTTGCAACCGTTGGTGGTGCATCCCAAGGATTTATACTACCAGCATTAAATACTGTTGCTAGAGGATCTACATTTACAATTCATAATGTTTCAGCAACAGCAGTAAGAATATATCCACCTTCAGCAGGTTTTATATTACCATTAGCTGAAGATGAATTTGCAACTTTACCAGCAAACCAAACTATGCAATTAACAGCTTATAATACTACGTCATATGTTGGGTTTATAGGAGGTGTAATTAGTTAATATTTTTAATAAATAATATTATAAAAGCCCCATTAATTTGGGGCTTTTTTGTGTGTTTACTACTAACTAGTATATGTATAACAAAACACAAATTAAAAAGTTATTAAAATGAAAGAAACACCCTCACAGTTGCCTATCCAAAGTTATTTAATGAATTTTCCATTTACTTTTTCAACAGATAATCCAAATAATGTTTGGATGAAAGAAATGTCTGATAAAGAATTATCTATAAATAGACCAAAAGCTTACAAACAATTTATGGATCTTTATAATTTTATGGCTGGTCAATCTTTAGTAAATATACTACCTTCAGAAGGTAATTTTCAAGATTTAATATATGTAGCAAATTTAGGTTTACAATTACCTCACATTTGTGATGAAAATCATATTTTATTATCAAACTATACATCACCTCCTAGACAAGGAGAAGAATATGTAGGAGAAAAATTTTTTAAACAAATGGGTTATAATACCCATATTTCTCCTTATAAATGGGAAGGTGAAGCAGATATTAAATATTTAAAAGATAATGTTTATATTGGAGGATATGACATTCGTTCAGATATTAAAGCATATCATTGGATGGAAGAAAATTTTGATATGAATATTATTAAAGTTAAAATGGTTGATGAATATATGTATCATTTAGATTGTAGTATTTTTCCGTTGAATACGCGATCAACTATGGTTTGCACAGAACTATATGATAAAACGGAGTTAGATAGAATATCACGTTATACTAACATTATAGACATAGATATTGATGATTCAATGTATGGAATGGCTAATTCTGTTAGATTAGGAAATATGGTATTATGTGCTTCTAACATATCAGAATTAAAAAAATCAAATGAATTCTATGAGGGAGAAAAACATAAAATATCATCATTAGAAAAAATATGCTCTGATGAAGGAATGGAACCAGTAATATTTAACCTATCAGAATATATGAAATCTGGAGCTATGTTAAGTTGTATGGTAATGCATTTAAATAGAGTTGATCATTTTAAAACTCTTCTTTAATGGCTGAAAAATTAGAAGATTGGTTAAATGGAGAAGTAAAAGAATTATCTAAAATGTCAGTTGGAGAATTAAGTAATACTTTTTTCTTTAGAGACCCAATAAGACCTACTTATATAGATAATGAACATTTTTATAGCCCAGCAGATGGAACTATTTTATATCAAAAAATGGTATTACCTGGTGAACAAGTACTTGAAATTAAAGGTATAGATTATACAATTCAAGATGTAATGGGTGATAAAGATTACAATCAACCCTCCTTAGTAATAGGAATATTTATGTCTTTTTATGATGTTCATATTAATAGAATTCCTTACGGTGGGATTTTAAAATATAAAAATTTAGAACCTATTGAATCTACTAATAAACCTATGTTAGCTGTTGAAAAAGATATATTAAACAAAGTAATTAATCCAAATAATATGGATTATTTAAAGTTTAATGAAAGAATGTCTAATAAAGTTTATATACCTTCATTAGATTACACATACCATATAATACAAATTGCAGATGAAGATGTAAATGTAATAGCTCCTTTTAAAAAACAAGGTGAACTTTGCACACAAAATGAAAGATTTAGTTTAATTAGATGGGGTTCTCAAGTTGATTTAGTTTTACCTTTGGATGAAAGATTTACATTTGATATCTTATTAGAAGAAACAATGCATGTTAATGCAGGGTTAGATAAATTAATTAAAATAAATTATGCCTAAAAAAAATATAGCTAAAACACCACCTAAAGGATCAATTAGATTTTCTTTATCATTATCAGAAGAACAAAAAAAAGCTAAAACAGAAATATTAAAACACCCTTTTAATTTTATAGTTGGAAAAGCAGGTAGTGGAAAAACCTTATTAGCAGTACAAATAGCTTTAGATCAATTTTTTAAAAGACAATGTAATAAAATTATTATTACAAGACCTACTATTTCAACTGAAGACAATGGTTTTCTTCCAGGATCAGAAAGAGAAAAAATGGAACCTTGGTTAGTTCCTATTAGATCTAATATGCGTAAAGTATATAATAAACCTGATATTTTAAATGGAATGGAAAGAGAAGAGTCAATTGAATTAGTTTCATTAGCTCATTTTAGAGGACGTACATTTGATAATTCTATTGTTATAGTAGATGAATTTCAAAATTTAACTAGATCACAACTAGCAATGGCTATTGGAAGATTAGGAAAAGACTCAAAAATGTTATTTTGTGGAGATTCTTATCAAATGGATTTAAAAGATAAAAACTATTCAGCATATCATGATATGGCAAAATTAATAAATTCTAAATATGTATATAAATGTATTTTACAAGATAATCATAGACATGATTCAATAGATGAATTATTAGAATTACTAAACGGATACCATTAACTTTACTTTATTTTATAATATTTATAACAAAAATTATGGCAGCAGGTCGATATTCTTTTGTTATAGAACAAGGGGCAACCACAGATTTTGAAGTAGTATATAATGATAGTGCTAATAACCCTATAGATTTAACAGGACATACCGCAAGAATGTCTATTAGAGCAGCTCAAATTTCTACTAGTCAATTATATATGACTTTAAGTAGTAGTTTAGGTCCTTGTGGGACTGGATTAAATTTAAGTGGATCAGTATCAGCTGAAGGTTATCCAAAACCCTTATCATCAGGATCTATCGGAATATACATATCAGCAGCATCTTCATCACAATTAAGTTTTAATGAAGCATATTATGATTTAGAAATAGTATCTGGAAGTGGTGATTGTGCAACAGTTACAAGATTATTAATGGGTAAAATACAACTTTCAAATGAAGTTACAATTGGTTCATTTTAAATATATATATGTCTGATCAAATAAAAATAAATCCTACCACTAATCAAGTTGTAATAACCTCTGAAAAAACTTCTGTAGTACAAGTAAATTCCCCAGGAAGAACAGGTGCTCAAGGTATTCAAGGTATAACGGGTACTCAAGGTTTACAAGGAATACAAGGTTTACAAGGTATACAAGGTATTACTGGTGTAGGAACACAAGGAATCCAAGGAATAACAGGTGTACAAGGAATTCAAGGAATTCTTGGTACACAAGGTATTCAAGGTATAACAGGTACAGGTACTCAAGGAGCTACAGGTACTCAAGGAGCTACAGGTACACAAGGTACAGTTGGTAATTTTGGAGGTGCTTCATTTGATTATACTTTTAGTATAACAGTACCTGCACCACCAGCAGATCCTGGAACTGGTATTGTTCAATTAAATAATGCAACTCAAAACACAGCAACTGCTTTATATATAGATGCAACAGATGATGCAGGTAATAGTATAGTATCATTTATGACTACTATATCTAATGCTACATCAACAATAAAGGGTCATGTTAGAGTATCAGAAAAAGGAAATACTGATGATTTTGTGTTGTATCAAATAACAACAGTAGCAGGACAAGATGCAAACACTTGGTATATATTAACCATTACAGCTGAAGCATCTTCAGCATCAAACCCATTTGGAAATGGAGATGATATAATATGTTCATTTCAAGTAACAGGTGATAAAGGTGATACTGGTGTTCAAGGTACTACAGGTGCTCAAGGTATACAAGGTGCAACTGGTGTTCCTGGTGTAGGAGGTGCTACAATTGTAGTTACAGATGATGATAATGATGCTAATTATAGATTACCATTTGTTATTTCTCAAGGAGGTGGTAGTGGAACAGCAGCATCAATGGGTCAGGATCCAACACTTCTTGATCTTTCATTTAACCCATCTACTTCAACTTTAAAAACTACAAATATAAGTGCAAGTGGACATATATCAGGTTCTACAGGTTCATTTTCATATTTAAATGGTAATAGTCCTTTAATAATAGGAGGAGATTCTGTTATATTTTCATCTTCAACAGTTACAGTAGCTAATGGTGTTAGTTTTGATTTTGGGGGTAATATTACTTCATCAGGAACACTTTTAATTACTTCTTCAGCTAATGAAACTCCATTTTTAATAGAAATAAACGATGGTAATGGTCAAAATGAAAAATTACGTATAAATGGTGATGGAGTATTAAGATTTGGATCATTAGATACTTTACCAACAGCAGTAACAGGAGGATTAGTTTATTCTTCATCTAACTTTTATATGGGGTTAGAATAATTTTTAAGAAAAAATAATATATTTATAACAAAATAAAACACACATAAAATGGCAAATTGGAAAAAGGTAATTGTTAGTGGCTCAGCAGCAGAACTAGCATCTTTAAGTTTAGATACAGCATTAACAGTAGCAAATGGTGGTACGGGTGCTAAAACATTAACTGATGGAGGAGTATTATTAGGTAGTGGTACAGGTGCTGTAACAGCATTAGGTCAAGCTACAGATGGTCAATTAGTAATTGGTTCTACAGGAGCAGATCCTGTATTAGCAACACTTACTGGTGGGTCAAATATTACAGTAACTAATGGTGGTGGAACAATTAGTATTGCTGCAACAGGATTAGGTTCAGGTACAGTAACAGCAGTTTCAGCATCCGGTACTAAAAATGGACTAACATTAACTTCAACCCTATCTTCAACAACACCAGAAATTAAATTAGAAGGTACTTTAGGTTCAATTGCAAATTCTCAATTAACAAACTCTACAGTTTCATATGGTGGTGTTTCATTAGCATTAGGTGGAACAGATGCAACTCCTGCTTTTAATTTATCAGACGCAACAAGTTTACCATTAGGAACTGGTACTACAGGTACATTAGCTACAACAAGAGGTGGTACAGGTTTAACAACTTATACTACTGGAGATATTTTATATGCTTCAGCAGCAAATACATTAGCTAAATTAGGAATAGGTTCATCAGGTCAAGTATTATCAGTTTCATCTGGTGGTATAGTAGAATGGACAACTCCAACAACTGGAGATATAACATCTATTTCTAATGCTACTAATGGTGGTTTAGATGTAACAAATGGTACAGGTCCAGATCCTACATTAGCAATAGATATTAATAATCTATCAGCAGCAGTAATTGATGTAGCAGCTGATTTCATAGCATTCTCAGATGAGGGCACAGCAGGTGATCCAACGAAAAAAGAATCAATTGCAGATTTAGTAACAGCAATAGCAGGAACAGGTTTAACTGCAACATCAGGTGTTTTATCAGCAAATGATACAACTTCATCATTATACACAAACATAACAGGTGATGTTTCAATTACAGCAGCTGGAGTTTCTTCAGTAAATTCCGTTCAAGCAAATTCAGTTGCTTTAGGAACAGATACAACAGGAAATTATGTAGAATCATTAGCAAATGCAACAAATGGTGGTACTACAATTACAAATGGATCAGCAGAAGGTGGTGCAGCAACAGTTGCATTAAATATTAACAATTTATCTGCTGGAGCAATTGCATCTGCAGATACTATTGCTTTTAGTGACGCTAATGATTCCAACACAGTAAAAAAAGAATCAGTTGCAGATGTAGCAACCTTATTTGCAGGTACTGGTTTAACAGCAACTAGTGCTGTAATTGCAGTAGATTATGGTTCTGCAGCTAACACAGCTGCTGAAGGTGATACAGCAGTTACATTCTTAGGCACTGCAAATGAGATTGAATTATCATCAAACACATTTACTACAGTCGGTGGTGGTGGAGCAGTTACAATTGGTTTACCAAATGATGTAACAATTGCAAATAATTTAACAGTTGCTAATAACGCAGTAATTTCAGGTGATTTAAGAGTTTCTGGAACAGCTTCATTTACTCATTCAGATAATTTGGATATTGCTGATAAATTTATTACATTAGCATCTGGTTCAACAACATCCACAGATGGGGGTATTATAGTTGCTCAACAAGCATCAGGTGCTACACAAATTGGTGAAGCCTTTGGATTTAATGATGCAGCAGGTGGAGTAGGTAGATGGGGTGTAACAAGTAGTTTAAGTAATAGTTCAGGAGCAATTGTTCCTTTAGATTATATGGTAACAGTTAGAACATCTACAGCAGTACCTGTAGCAGCTCCTAAATTTGGTGGAGCTACTGGATATGGTAACATGCATGTTGACACAGATGATGGTGATATTTATATTTATGCATAAAATGAGTTAAGTTGTTTAATTATTTAAAAAAAAAAGTTATGGGATTAAGAGCAGGAAAAGTAGAAACTCCAAAGCATCCAAAAGATAATTTACTTCTAACCAAAGAAGAAATTTCAGTATTATTACAACTAATAAAGTCTTCTAATTTTAGTGGGGAGATGGTAGAAAGTGTTTATAATATTGTATATAAATTACAATTACAATATAATAATACTAAATAATAAATTATGTTTATACCCGAAGAATGGACGGTAATTCGTCATGCACTTGATAGTGTTACAATACAAGGTAAAGATGCTAAAGCTTTAGTTAATATACAAAATAAAGTTGAAAGTGAACTCCAAAAATCAACAACTAAAAGAGACAGAGAGTTAGAGAAAATTAAACAAAAAGGCAATAAATAATTTTTTTTTGATATTTATAACAAATTATTGGCCCGCAAGGGAAGTGGACTTATAAAGTAGCCAACCATAATAAAAGAAAAATATGCCAAATTGGAAAAAAGTAATAGTTAGCGGATCAAACGCTATTCTAAATCAAATAACAGGATCTGGTATTCCCGAGGGATCTAGTGAAAGCAAAATTGTTGTTGTTAATAATGGTGGGGCTTTAAAATACAGAACTGATTTATCATTACAAGGAGTCCAAGGTATACAAGGAGCTACAGGTACACAAGGTGTACAAGGTAAACAAGGAGCTACAGGTGCACAAGGTATTCAAGGAACTACAGGAACACAAGGTATTCAGGGTGTTCAAGGTAAACAAGGGGCAACAGGTACAACAGGTTCTCAAGGTATTCAAGGTATAACAGGTGATACTGGAGGAACAGGTACTCAAGGTACTCAAGGTAAACAAGGAACAACAGGAACTCAAGGTACTCAAGGTAAACAAGGAGGAACAGGTACAACAGGTTCACAAGGAACACAAGGAACTACAGGTACACAAGGTGTACAAGGAACAACAGGTACACAAGGTGTACAAGGTAAACAAGGAGGAACAGGTACAACAGGTTCACAAGGTATACAGGGTATTCAAGGTACAACAGGTACTCAAGGTACTCAAGGTAAACAAGGAACAACAGGAACTCAAGGTGTACAAGGTAAACAAGGGACTACAGGAGGAACAGGTTCACAAGGTATTCAAGGTATTCAAGGTACTCAAGGTATTCAAGGTACACAAGGAGATAAAGGTGGACTATTGTATGGGTTTGAAGCAAATACTTCAGCAGCAAATCCAGGTTCAGGAGACTTTAGGTTAAATAATGGTACAATAGGATCAGTTACCGAACTTTACATAAATCAAACTACAGATGATGGGGCTAATGTTGGAAATTATATTTTAACTTGGGATGATTTAGGTATATCTAGTAATAGAGGTACATTAGTTATTAAGTCTAACACTAATGATGATGATACTTATGCAATATTTACTGTTGAAGGAAGTGTAACTAACAATACAGGTTGGTTTACTGTTGATTTATCTTACATAACTGGGGTTTTACCATCTGCAGGAGAAATATGTGTTTTAGAATTTATACCAACTGGTGTTCAAGGTGTACAAGGTGTTCAAGGTAAACAAGGAACTACAGGTACACAAGGTGTACAAGGTAAACAAGGAGGAACAGGTACAACAGGTTCACAAGGTATACAAGGTATTCAAGGTACAACAGGTACTCAAGGTACTCAAGGTAAACAAGGAACAACAGGTACACAAGGTGTACAAGGTAAACAAGGAGGAACAGGTACAACAGGTTCACAAGGAACACAAGGTGCTACAGGTACTCAAGGTATTCAAGGAATTACAGGAGGAACAGGTTCACAAGGTGTACAAGGTATAACAGGAGACACAGGAGGAACAGGTTCACAAGGTGTACAAGGTGTTCAAGGTAAACAAGGAACAACAGGTGGAACAGGAGGAACAGGTTCACAAGGTACACAAGGTAAACAAGGAACTACAGGTACTCAAGGTACAACAGGTACAACAGGTAATACAGGTACACAAGGTGTTCAAGGAACTACAGGTACACAAGGTGTACAAGGTAAACAAGGAGGAACAGGTACAACAGGTTCACAAGGAACTACAGGTACACAAGGTATTCAAGGAACAACAGGTGCACAAGGTATTCAAGGAATACAAGGTACAACAGGTAATACTGGTGGAACAGGTTCACAAGGTACACAAGGTACTACAGGTACTACTGGAAATACAGGTTCACAAGGTGTTCAAGGTAAACAAGGAACAACAGGAGGAACAGGTTCACAAGGTACACAAGGTAAACAAGGAACTACAGGTACTCAAGGTACAACAGGTACTCAAGGTACTACAGGTTCACAAGGAACTCAAGGAACACAAGGTACATTAGGTACACAAGGAACAGATGGAAATTTTGGTGGTGCTACTTTCTTTTATACTTTTGATACATCAACTGCTTCATCAGATCCAGGAGCAGGAGATGTTAGATTATCATCAGCAACTCAAGCTTCAGCAGGTAATATGTATATTGATGATTTAGATGAAAATGGAAATGACATTTCATCATTTATGACCTCAATAGATGCTGTTACATCTGCTGTAAAAGGTCATGTTAGAATATCTAACAAAGATGATGCAGCTCAATTTATACTATTTTCAATATCAGATCTTGAAGATCAAACAGGATGGTGGATAATTAATATTGCTTCACAAGCGTCATCAGCAGTAGCTCCATTTAGTAATGGTGAAGAAGTAATAGTATCATTTGTAACTACAGGTGATAAAGGAGATACAGGTACTCAAGGTACCCAAGGTAAACAAGGAACAACAGGTACACAAGGTATACAAGGTAGACAAGGAACTACAGGAACTCAAGGTGTTCAAGGTAAACAAGGAACACAAGGTATTCAAGGTAAACAAGGAACAACAGGTGGAACAGGAGGAACAGGTTCACAAGGTACACAAGGTGCTACAGGTACTACTGGAAATACAGGTTCACAAGGTGTTCAAGGTAAACAAGGAACAACAGGTACTACTGGAGGAACGGGTTCTCAAGGTATTCAAGGTATAACAGGTACTCAAGGTATTCAAGGTATTCAAGGTGCACAGGGTAAACAAGGAACTACAGGTACACAAGGTATTCAAGGTAAACAAGGAGCTACAGGTACTCAAGGTACACAAGGTATAACTGGTACTCAAGGTACAACAGGTACAACAGGTGGAACAGGAGGAACAGGTTCACAAGGTATTCAAGGTATAACAGGTGGAGATGGAGGTACAGGTGCACAAGGAACTACAGGTACTCAAGGTATTCAAGGTAAACAAGGTGCAGCAGGTTCAAATGGATCTACAGGTTCACAAGGTATTCAAGGTGTAACAGGTACAGGTGTACAAGGAACTACAGGTACACAAGGTATTCAAGGAATAACAGGTGATCCTGGGGGAACAGGAGGAACAGGTGCACAAGGAACTACAGGTACTCAAGGTATTCAAGGTACAAATGGAAATAATGGAGGAACAGGTGCACAAGGAACTACAGGTACTCAAGGTATTCAAGGTGTAACAGGTACAACAGGTGATAAAGGAGGAATTGAATTTTCATTTAAAGGTGGAGCTCAAAGTAGTGCAATATCAGGTGGAATTGCCTTTAATGAAGCATCATTAGGTAGTGTTTCAGTAGTATACATAAATGACGTAGATGCTAATGGTAATAATGTAGGTGATTATTTAGAAACTTTTGATGATTATGGTCAAACTAACAATCATGGGTCTTTAATAATTACGGGTGCAACTGATATGACTATATATTGTAGATTTAATATTCAGGAAATAGGATCAACTGCAAGTAACCAAGTTGCTTATACAGTAGATGGAGCTGATGGTGCCTTACCAGCTGATGGAAAAGCAGTAGTTATAATGTTTATTCCTGTAGGTGTACAAGGTGTTCAAGGTAGACAAGGTGTTCAAGGTAAACAAGGTAAACAAGGTGTTCAAGGTAAACAAGGTAAACAGGGTGTAGCTGGTAATAATGGATCAACAGGTGGTACAGGAACACAAGGAACACAAGGAACTACAGGTACTCAAGGTACTCAAGGTACTGTAGGTGATGATGGAGGAGTAGGTTCACAAGGTGTTCAAGGTACAACAGGTACAGGTAGTACAGGTTCACAAGGTATCCAAGGTACAACAGGAGGAGCAGGAGGAACAGGTTCACAAGGTATCCAAGGTACAACAGGAGGAGCAGGAGGAACAGGTTCACAAGGTACAACAGGTACTCAAGGTGCTACAGGTGGAGGAGGTTCTACAGGTTCACAAGGAACTACAGGTACACAAGGTGTTCAAGGTACAACAGGTACAGGTAGTACAGGTTCACAAGGTATCCAAGGTATAACAGGTACAACAGGTCCAGTAGGGGGTTCAAATACTCAAGTTTTATACAATGATGGAGGTACAGCAGGAGGATCAAATGATATGAAATTTCAAGATACTTCTGGATTATTAAATGTTGAACAATTAAATGTAGGATTAGCATTAGGAACTTCATCAACAACTGATGGTTTGATTCAAGCTGAAAATGATGTTATAGCATTTGCGACATCAGATAGAAGATTAAAAACAAATATTATAAATATACCAAATGCCTTAGATAAAGTAATAATGATGAATGGTATTAAATTTGATTGGTTAGAATTTGAAGCTAATAAAACAAAAGCTATACATGCTAATGAAGGATCAGATATAGGTGTTATAGCACAAGAAATAGAATCAGTATTTCCAGAATTAGTTACAACTAGAGCTAATGGTTATAAGGCGGTTAAATACGATAAATTAGTAGCTGTATTAATTGAAGCTGTTAAAGAACTAAAAGCCGAAGTTGATGAATTAAAGAAAAAATAAGTATGTCTTCAACTTCATTATATTCAGCTTCAGTGTCTGCTCATATATTAACAACAGGTTCAGGAAATGTTCCTGAAGATAGTTTTAATTTAGAAGAAGTTTGTAATATAATAGGAGCAGGAGCTGCTCTTCCAGGTATTGCTGTAACTGGAAATTATGATTTAAATGATTTTTGGGGTTTAGATAATTCTTATTCTGCAAATAATTTAGCTACAGGTCATTCTAGAACTCTTAAAAATGTTTTAGGAGTTGATGCTAATAGTAATACACATTTTTGTAGTTACAATGGAAATTATGTAGCTAGAAGTTTTCAATCCGGTACTACTACAATTTATAAAAATGGTTCATCAGCAGGAACAATTACTTCAGCACGAGGTACTTTATCATTAAATTCATTAGTAGTAGGAGATAGAATATCTAGTGATAAACCTTTTGTTTTTTACCATAATACAAACCCAGGTACTCAAGGAGCATATGGGGGTTATATGGGTTATGTGTTTGCTACAAGAATAGACAGACGAACTATAACTTTTCACATTTTTAATTTAGATCCTTCTAATAGTACTTCATATGTTATATTATACACATCTACATCTGATGCAAATGTTACCTCTATGACTTCAGTAGCATCAGGAACTATAACTGGGGGATCTTATGCTTCATATGGACCAACAGCTACTCAAGGAAATTATTATATTTTAACAAGTGGTTTAACTACCTGTGTTCGTGGAGATTATCCATCGTCTGACATTGTTATGATGTATCCTATGACATATCAAAATTTATATGGTTGGTATTCTTCAAATGGCCATACTTTTTCAGTAAATAATGCTGTATGTGCTAGAACAGACGTAGGTGGTGGTGATACTATTAGTGGTAGAGATGTTGAAAATCAAAATGTAACAATCATAGGCACTTTAGGAGACGGTAATGGAAATACTTTTACTTCTGATGGTGTTGCCACAATAACAGGAGGAAATTATTTTAGTGGAGCGGCATCTGTTGTGTATAATGGAAGTGTAACTATGGGTGAAGGAGGACCAGCAACTTTAATGGCAGCAGAATCACAAGGTGATGGTAATGGAACAGAAATGACATCATTTACTGCATACACAGCTATGGGTAGGATTTGTGTATCAGGGGGAGGTGCAGCTTGGAATGCTTTTGTAAAACCAGGTTGGTCTGGATCTGCTCAAGCCTATCCTAGTTATGGTGATGTAATAATGAGATTTAATTCAAGTGGTGTTTATCAAGATTCTCAGCCTTTTAGTGGTAATAATACAACAGCACCATTTTTATCTTCAGCTTATTTTGGAAATGGCTCAGGAACGGGAACATCAGCAAATGCTGGTGATTTTTTTGTATGTAATGTACCAGTTCAAGGTTATCAAGATACAGATGCAAGTGATAAAGATGAAGCAAACATGATAATGACTAATGAAATTGCTAATACATTACCAAGTCCAACCACTTATACAATTTATGCATATAATGAAGATTTAGAAGGAATTAGTAGTGCTGCAGATGCTTGTGCAGAAATAACTACAGCCCATTCAATAACGTTATATTCTCCTTCTTCAACTGCAGTTAGCGGAATGGTATTATTTCGAACTGATACTTTTGAGCAACCTTTTGGTGGGGCTAATAGCTTTTATAAACTAGGTTCTGGTAGAAGTTTTTTCTCTTTACAAATTAGTGGTGAAGGAAGAGTATCAAATTACGCTAGTTGTTAATGTATACTTTTTTAAAGGATAAAATTTTAGATGAAAAAAATCAAGAAGTAATGATGGATTGGGAGGTTCCTATTATGAAAGAACATGCTAAAATTGTAACAGAAAATAAAGGTGATATATTAGAAATAGGATTTGGAATGGGTATATGTTCTAATTTTATACAACAAGCTAATATTAATACTCATACTATAATTGAAATACATGATCAAGTTTTTGAGCGATTATTAAAATGGGCTAAAGATAAACCTAATGTAATACCTATAAAAGGTGATTGGTTTAATAGTATTCCTAAAAATAAAAAATATGATGGAATAATGCATGATACGTGGGAAGATAAAAACTATTATAGTTTTATACCTATAGCTAAAAATTACTTAAAACCTAAAGGAATAATAACATACTACAATCCAGATTTTAAACATATAACAGAGCACAATTTTAAAAATGATAACCTAACTCTTACTAAAATAAATGTTAACCCTCCAGTTAAAAAAATGAAACATAAATATTTTACTAGAAAAGATTATTATTGTATTAAAATCACTGTCGATTAAACGATTTTTTTCTATATTTATAACAAAATATAAATTATGGCTGTAATTCCTATTTATCCTGGCTCATCATCCTTTTTTCCTGGAGACACACCTTTTGGATTTTATGATCAACAAGTTGATTTTCAAACTGATGCTGATAGAGTAGTAACATATTGTGCAAGAAGATTAGGTTATCCTATAATGGATGTTGAATTACAAGATTTAAATTTTTATACTGCATTTGAAGAAGCAGTAACTACTTATGGTAATGAATTGTATGCCTTTAAAGTAAGAGATAATTATTTATCAATTGAAGGTTCATTAACTTCATCAAATTTAAATCATGAATTAATTACACCTAATTTTGCTAGTGTTGTAAGATATACTGAACAATATGGAGAAGAAGCAGGAACAGGAGGAAATACAACATGGTACTCAGGATCAATAACTTTAGTTGCTAACCAGCAAGATTATGATTTAAAATCTTGGGCTTCATCATCAGCATCATTAATAGAAGGAGATTCAATTGAAGTTAAAAGAGTATTTTATGAGCCACCTCCTGCCATTGTAAAATTCTTTGACCCTTATGCTGGTACTGGAACTGGTATGATGAATATGATGGATACATTTGGGTGGGGAAATTACTCACCAGCAATTAATTTTATGTTAATGCCTATTAGTTTTGACTTACAAAAAATACAAGCTATAGAATTAAACGATCAAATTAGAAAATCTCAATACTCATTTGAATTAATTAATAATAATTTAAGAATATTCCCTATCCCAAGAAATTCAGGTAAATTACAAATTCAATATATTAAAATGTCTGAAAGAAATTCACCTATTTCAAAGACACCATCAGGATCATTTGTTGTAACTAATGTTTCAAATGTAAACTTTAGAAACCCTAATTATAATGAAATAAATTCTATTGGTAGAAGTTGGATATTTGATTATACTTTATCTTTATGTAAAGAAATGTTAGGATATATTAGAGGTAAATATACACAAGTACCTATACCAGGAGCTGAAACACAACTAAATCAAGCAGATTTACTATCAGCAGCAACATCTGAAAAAGAAGCACAAATTGCAAGATTAAGAGAATATTTTGATGAAACATCTAAAAAAGCACTAATGGAAAGAAGAGCTGATGAAACAAATGCAACTTTAGTTGAACTATCAGCAGTACCTTACCCAATTTATATAGGATAATATGGCATTATTTGGAGGAGCAAGAGACATAAGTATGTTTAGAGGCATAAACCGAGAACTAATGGGTGATATTATAGTTCAAGAATGTGCTGTTTATAAATTTAAATTAGAAGAAACTAATGTTAATATTTATGGAGAAGCTGCTGAAGAAAAATACTATGAAGCACCAGTATTATTTAATGTATTAATTGATAGACAAGATCAAAATTATCCCGACTCAGATATTGGTATAAATTTTGAATGGGGTATTACATTTAAATTTTTAAGAGATGATTTAGTAGATGCTGAAGTAGTTCCTCAAGTTGGTGATATTATATGGTATGAAAATGGATATTATGAAGTTGGTGATATAATTATAAACCAACAATTTGTAGGAAAAGACCCACAATATCCTAATAAAGATGATAGAGGTATTAATCCATTAGGAAATTATGATCTACAGAATTTTGGATATGAAGTGTCAATAATAGCAGAAACAATTTATGTACCTGCAGATAAAGTAGGTATTTCACAAGAAAGATTAATAACAAGTATAAAAGATGTCAGAAAGAGGTAGAAAAGTAGTTCCAAAATCGCAAAAGCAGATAAGTAAAGGGATGCATACTCCTTATTCTAAAGAAGCTGGTAACCCAAACGATTCTGCTTACCAAATTACTAATAGAAGTAATCAAGTATCTTTTAAAGGAGACACAGTAAAACCTTTTACAGTTGGTTTAGAAGATATTGACTCAACTATACTTTATTATTTTAATAATGTAATTAAACCTTCAGTAGTACAAAATGGTACAAGAATTGAAGTTCCTGTAATATATGCTAATTCTGAAAGATGGAATCAAATTCAAAAAGATGGGTATTTTAGGGATAGAAAAGGTAGAATAATGATGCCTTTAATTACTTTTAAAAGAACTAATATTGAAAAAAATAGATCTATAACTAATAAATTAGATGCAAATTTTCCTAATAATTATAGAATTTATGAAAAATCATATAGTAACAAAAATGTTTATGATAAATTTAACATATTAAATAATAGAAAACCAACTAAGGATATGTATGCTGTAGTTGTTCCTGATTATATAACTTTAAATTATGATTGTATAATATCAACTTATTATGTAGAACAAATGAATGGTATAATAGAAGCTATTAATTATGCATCGGATTCATATTGGGGTAATCCTGAAAGATTTCAATTTAGAGCTAGAATAGATTCAGTTGCAACTAATGTAGAATTAAATAAAGGACAAGATAGAGTAGTAAAAAGTACTTTTAGTATAAAAATGTATGGGTATATAGTACCAAATATTTTACAAAAAGATTTAGCTTCTATTAAAAAGTATCATAGTAAAGTTAGATTAACATTTAATCCTGAAGTTGTAGCTGATGTTAACGAAGCAACTCCAACTTCTCAAAATAGAACAAGCATTGAACATGGAGATTTTACCGAATTTACTGATCCTCCATCAACACAAGTGCCTAATAATAGAATAAATACAAATAGAGTACCACCAACCCCAACACCAGAATAATTATAGTATTTATCGATTTTTAAATAAAATATTAATATGTATAACCAGTAACAAAAATAAAATATTAATTAAAAATAAAAGTAATGTCAAAAGAAAAAGTTTTATCAAAAAAAGAAATTGAAAATATTAAAAAAATAAAAGAAGATTTCCAAATTTTAATAACACAAGTAGGAGAAGTTGAAGTAGGAATAATAAATCTTAAAAAAAGAAAACAAGAATTAGAAGGAGAATTAACAAAAATCCAACAAGAAGAAATTAATATAGCAAAGGAATTAGAAGATAAATATGGTAAAGGAAACATTTCTTTAGAATCTGGAAAATTTACCCCAATAGAATAGTTTTTAAAAAAAAACATAATATTTATAATAAAATAAAACAAAATTAAAATGGCAGAAGTATTAATATCACCGGGTGTTTTAGCAAGAGAAAACGACCAGTCACAAATTACAGCAGGTCCTGTTCAAGCAGGAGCTGCAATTATTGGTCCTACAGTAAAGGGTCAAAATGAAATACCAAAATTAATAACAAGTTATTCAGAGTATTTAGCTAGTTTTGGTAGTACATTTTTGAGTGGATCAAATGAATACACTTATTTTACATCAATATCGGCATATAACTATTTTCAAAATGGAGGAAGTACGTTGTTAGTAACTAGAGTTACTTCAGCATCAGTTTCACCTGCAACTTCATCTTATATAATAACAGGATCAGATAGAAATGCTGCTGCTGCTGATAGAACCTCTCCATTTATTTTAGAAACAATTGGAGATGGTGCTATTTATAATAGTGGTTTAGGAGATGCTTCAGCACCTTCTGGAACTAATGGAACTTTAGGATCAGGTTCAGCAGATAATTATAGATGGGAAATAACAACTCCAAATACATCTTCAGGAACGTTTAGTGTATTAATTAGACAAGGTAATGATACTAATTCTTCAAAACAAGTAATTGAAACTTATCCAAATGTATCATTAGACCCATTAGCTACAAATTATATAGCTAGAGTAATTGGTGATCAAACACAAGTATTAAGAGGAGCAGGAACATCTGATCCATATTTACAAACAACAGGTTCATTCCCTAATGCTTCAAGATTCGTTAGAGTAAAAGAAGTTGGACTACAAACTCCAAACTATTTAGATAATGATGGTAATGCAAGAAATGAATTTACAGCATCAATACCAGCAGCAGGATCAGGATCATTTGGTAGTGCAACTGGAGGTGTTGGATTTATAAATGCAGGTGATACACCACAAAAACCTCAAAACTATTATGATGCTATAAATAATACAAACCAACAAGGTTTAGATGGTTCAGATTATACAGATGCAATTAATTTATTAGCAAATAGAGATGAATTTAGATATAATGTAATTACTGCACCAGGATTAATATTAGATAATGCTTCAACAGGAGCAGGTTGGACATCAATTCAATCTAATTGTGAAACTAGAGGTGATGCAATATTTGTAGGTGATTTATCTAATTATAATTCATCAATTACACAGGTTGGTTCAACAGCAGCGTCTGTTGATTCATCGTATGTAGCTACATATTGGCCTTGGTTAATGGTTTCAGATCCAGATTCAAGACAATTAGTTTGGGTATGTGCTTCTACAATGATTCCAGGAGTTTATGCATATAATGATAGAGCAGGAGAACCTTGGTTTGCACCAGCAGGTATTAATAGAGGAGGATTAGGAGCTGTAAGACAAGCAGAAAGAAAATTAACTAATGCTAATAGAGATACTTTATATCAAGCAAAAGTTAACCCAATTGCAACATTCCCAGGAACTGGAATTGTAGTATTTGGACAAAAAACACTTCAAACAAAAGCTTCAGCTTTAGATAGAGTAAATGTAAGAAGATTATTAATTACACTTAAAAATTATATTTCTCAAATCGCTGACACATTAGTATTTGAACAAAATACAGCAGCAACTAGAAATACATTCTTAAGTCAAGTTAATCCTTACTTAGAATCAGTACAACAAAGACAAGGTTTATATGCTTTTAAAGTAGTAATGGACAATTCAAATAACACACCAGATGTAATTGATAGAAATGAGTTAATTGGTGCTGTTTATTTACAACCAACTAAAACAGCAGAATTTATTTACCTAGATTTCAACATTTTACCAACTGGAGCTACTTTCCCAGCATAAAAATGAAAAACGATAATATTTATAACAAAATAAAATAAAACAAAAATGGCAGTATTAGATCCCAATGAAATATTTTTCACAGCTTTTGAACCAAAAGTAGCTAATAGATTTATATTGTATGTAGATGGTATACCATCGTATATAATTAAAGGAGTTACCGGTATGGGGTTCGCGCAGGATGAAATAGTATTAAATCATATAAACACTTATAGAAAAGTAAAAGGTAAATTAAGATGGAATGATTTAACAATGGAATTATTTGATCCTATTACCCCTTCAGGAGCACAAGCTGTAATGGAGTGGACAAGATTACACCATGAATCAGTTACTGGTAGAGATGGTTATTCTGATTTTTATAAAAAAGATTTAACAATTGATGTATTAGGACCTGTAGGAGATGTAGTTTCTGAATGGATTATTAAAGGTGCATTTATTAAAGATGCTTCATTTGGTGACATGAATTGGGATGATGATACTACTGCAATGAATATTTCATTAACACTAGGAATGGATTATTGCGTGTTAAATTTCTAAAAGAAAAAATAAATAATTTACATTTAAGCTTGGCATTTGTCAAGCTTTTTTGTATGTTATATATGTATAACAAAACTAAGTTATTAAAAAATAAAAATTATGAGTGAAGAAAAATTTAAATTCCCAACAGAATTAGTTGAATTACCTTCAAAAGGTAAAATTTATCCTAAAGATCACATATTATCCTCTGGAAAAGTAGAAATGAAATATATGACTGCTAAAGAAGAAGATATTTTAACTAATCAAAATTATATAGAAAAAGGATTAGTATTAGATAAATTATTAGAAGCTCTTACTATGAATAAATTTGATATAAAAGATATACATACAGGAGATAAAAATGCTATTTTTGTAGCAGCCAGAATATTAGGGTATGGTTCGGAATATAAATTTGAGTATGCAGGAAAAGAATACACAATTGATTTATCAACAATTGAAAATAAACCTTTTGACACTGAAGCTCTATCAGATGATGGTTATGGTACTTTTGAAATGCCTTCAAATGGAACTATAGTAGAATATAAACATTTAACTGAAAAAGACATTGATACTATTACTCAAGAAGTATTATCATTTTCAAAGTTATCAAAAGCAGCAGCACCTGAGGTAACTACAAAATTAAAACATCAAATAGTGTCAGTAGATGGAGATAATAGTAAAAGTGGAATTCGTAAATATGTTGATAATTTTTTATTAGCTCGTGATTCTAGAGCATTAAGAAATCATATTAAAGATATTGGTCCTGATATTGATTTAAGTTATACAACAGATGAGGGATTAGAAATTTCAATTCCTATTACAGTAAATTTTTTCTGGCCCGATCTTTAAATGAGTTTTCTAAGTATCGGGTAAGGGTATTTCACGAAATACACGAAATAGTTTTTCATGGTGGTGGGGGTTATGATTTTCATACTGTGTATAATATGCCTCTTTGGTTACGTAAATTAACTTTTAATAAAATGAAAGAGTTTTTTGATGCTAAAGAAAAAGCACAAAATCCTAAAGCTAAAGGTGAAATTGATATTGCTAACCCTGATAAATCTAAAATTCCAAGTAAAAGAACAATATCTCCTCCAAGTTATGTAACTAAAAAATCGAAGAAATAATAGTTTTCAATATTTATAATAAAATACTATTACATGGGTTTAGAAGGATTAGGTAAAGATGATTTAAAAAGAGTACTTGAGATTCGAAGTGCAATTGGAGATGTTAAATCTGCAATAACAGCAGGAAATGCTGAATTAAAAAAACTTGGACAATCCTTTGTAAATCTTAACACTGAGGTTAATAAAGTAGCATCAGAAGCAAAATCATTTGCTGAATTACAAGATAAAGCAGCAGAATCAGCCAAAGCAACTACAGAAGCAATTAAAAAAGAGGCTCAACAGTTAAGTATAGTAAGAACTCTTAATCTTGAAATTAATAATTTAACTAATAGGGCAATAGGAGCTAATGAAAAAAATGCTAAAGCACTTTTAGACCAAGCTAGACGATTAGGATCTGCAAAAGACAGTGCTCAGGAATTAGCAAATGAGTTTGGGAAATTAGCATCTTCATCTTCACAATTAGATAGGAATACAATGTGGTTTACTGGCTTTTCTGAGTTTGTAAGTGATATACCAGGTTTAAGAGCACTTTCAGGACCTTTTCAGGATGCAGCTAAAGCTTCAAGAGAAACTTTAATAAACAATGCAAAAGTTGGTGCATTACAAGATCAAATAGCTGATAAAGTAGGAGATATAGGAGACATACAGAAATTAGATGGTCGAACTTTAACTAAAGAAAAGTTAAAACAAATGGGACTTGATAATATTACTGATGGTCTTACAAAAAATGCAGCTAAAGAAAAATTAACATCTACATTACAAGCTAATAAATCAGCTTCAAGTGGTATAGCTGGATTAAAAGCAGGATTTAAGGGATTAAAAGGTGTTATATCAAAAGCATTTGTTCCTTTAGCAATTATACAAACTGTTGTATCTGCTATTAAGTTTGTAGTTAGTTTAATGACTGCGGCATCAAAACAAACAGCTAAATTTTCAAATGATTTATTAATTAGTAGAGAATCAGCTAAAGAACTTAAAATTGCTACTCATGATATAGTTGAAGATTTTAATGGTATGTCTAAAGCAGCAGGTGGTGTTGCTATAACTCAAGAAGCATTGTTAAAAACTATGTCTGCTATTAATCAAAAATTAGGTTTTCAAGTAAACTTAATGAAAGATTTTGGAGATGAAATGGGACAAAATGTAGCAGAAGCTACAATGATGTCAGAAAAATTTGGTTTAAGTGCTGAAGCATCAGCAAGATTATTTTTAGAGTCAGTTAAAGTAGGTAAACCTCTTAAAGAAATGACTAAAGAATATTTTGGTCAAGTAGGATTTTTAAGTTCACAAGAAGGATTAACAGCTGATGTAACAGGTAACTTAGAGGAAGCAACAAAGGTATCAGGAAATTTAAGGGCTAACTTTAGAGGTAGTTCATTTGCAATTGCTGAGGGTATATTTAATGCAAAAAGATTAGGTTTTGAATTAGCTCAAATGGAAGGAGTATCTAGTAATTTATTAAATTTCCAATCTTCTATAGAAAATGAAATGGCTGCTGAATTACTTACAGGTAAACAGTTAAATTTAGAAAAAGCAAGAGAATTTGCTTTAATGGGTCAAACTGAAAAATTAATGGAAGAAATTTCAAAACAAGCAGGAACCCAAGAAGAATTTTTATCAATGAATATTATCCAAAGACAAGCTTTAGCTAAAGCTGTTGGGATGGAGGTTAATGAGTTAGCTGATATGTACGATAAAAAGGCTAAAAATGATGCTTTAGCAAAGAAAAATGCTGAAGTTTTAAATAGACTTAGAACTGAAGGTAACTTAGTTCTTGGTAAGGGTTTTGATATAGAAAAAGCTTCATTACAAGAAATCAGAGTAGCAGCTGAGGCAGCAGGTAAAAGTGAAAAAGAATTAAGAGATATGTTAGGTGACCAAATATATTTAAGAAAATCAGAACAGTCAGCAACAGAGAAATTTAATGAAGCTATGGCAAGAGCAAAAGATATATTTGCTGGTTTTGTTGATGGAGGATTATTAGATGATTTAGCTGCAGGTTTAGAGAGTTTTATTAATGGTCCATTAAGATTCTTTATGAGTAGTGAAGCTAAAGATAAAATGGATGAAAGAAAAAGAGAAAGAGAGGCTAAGGAAAGAGTAGAAAGAGCTGAGTTAGAAGGAATAAGTGTTGAACAAACTTATGAAAACGATAGAAGAAGAGCTTCTTCTCCAATGGATAATAAAGGAGGAATTACATATACTCCATCAAATGTTGATAATGTTGAAGATTTTATTTTAAGACCAGGTCAAAAACCAATTAAATATGGTAAAGGTGATTTATTAGTGGGAGGAACTAATTTAGGAGGAGGTAATAATTCTAATGTAGAAAATCTATTAACTAAATTATTAATAGCAGTAGAAAATGGAGGTGATGTGTATATGGATGGAAATAAAGTAGGAAAATCTTTAGCAATTGCAAACTCTAGAATGGGGTAATATTTATAACAAACAATTAATTAATAAAAACATAAAAAAATGACAGATATTAAAAAATCATTTGAAGATAATGGATCAGCTTTAGCTGTTCCTGTTTCTCCAAATACAAACATTTCAATTCCAGATAGTATAAGTGTTGTGGGTAATTCTTTACTTCACAATCAGTACTCTAATATTGGTACTCCAGGAACTAACCCTCCAGCTTATACTAATTTTGGTGCATCTGCTATGGCTTATTCTACACCATCAACTTCTGAATTAGGTGAAGCATCTCAAGCACAACAAGAACCATCAAATAGGTATGAAAATAATCTACCTGTTGGATCTGTAGGAGGAGTATAAAATAACTAAACTATGTCTAATACACTTACACCTGATACTAGGGGTCGTCTAATTAATCTTAAAACAAACTTAAAAAGTTTACAGTTTGGGGGAGATAGACCTGCTTCAGGTACAAGTAATCAACCTTACATAGTAAAAGACATTCCAGAGGGAACAGGATATTTAAGAGATGGTATGCCTCTTCAATCAGGTCCTGATTTTATACTAAGAGATGGGTTTTTAGCACCAGTTAAAGCTATTCAAGATATAAGTAGATTAGCTCAAATGTTTGTAGATATTAAATCTCCTAGAGGTTTATTTTTTACTTTAAAACAAAATTTACTATCAAAAGCAAGTGTAAAAACTCAAGCTTCTTATGGGTTAGGTTATTTTGGTGGAGCTATGAATCAAGGTGCTTATTTACCTATAGGTACTTTACTTGATGCAGGTTTAGGATGGGCAGGTATACATTTAAATAAAAATGGTTTAAATCCAGTAGGTTCATTAGGTGGTCCTGCGGGTGCAAATAGAAATGCACAAGGTGGAGCAGGAGCATTAAATCCTTATTCTGTAGTAGTACAAAACAGTCAAGATAAAACTATAAATAGATTAGTTGCTATTTCTGATTATGTAGGTAATAATGTTGATGAAATTAGTGAAGAGGATAGTTTTAATAATACTTTTACAACAACTGATTTAGGTGGAGGTTTTAAATATAATACTAGATTTCGTGATAATCCTGTATTAATGGAATACTCAGGAGGACCTGGTTCAATATTAGGTATAGGTAAAACTTATATATTTAGGGAACAACCTACCTATAATGCTATAAGAAATTTTAAAAACTTAGTATTAGATGATGGTCTTTATAATGGAGCAGATAAATCTTCTGGAGGTGTTACTCCTCTATTAGTAGGTGGAGAGTTAGCTAATTATCAAAAAAATAATAAATATTTTAAACAAGGAGGAGCATACCCTAGAAGTTTTAGTAATTTTGTAATTGAACAAGCACTTGAAGGAACATTTGAACAATCAAAAATAATTCATAAGGCACCAGATTATCAAAGGGCAAATAAAGCATTAAGAGTAGGATTAGGAGATCCAGGAAGACATGTTACTTATGCTGTTAGTGGAAGTACAGAAACACGAAATGTATTTAATTATGGAATTGATGCATTTGAAATGAAGGCTTTAGATAAATTAACAGCATTAAAAATTTATGAATCTGGTCCTGGGGGAGATCATACTTTACCAATAAATGATTTAGTAAAATTTAGAATAGCAGTTGTTAAAAATGGTGTTAGTACAGGAAATAAAGCAGATTATGTACATTTTAGAGCATATATAAATGGTTTTACAGATAATTTTGCAGCTGCTTGGAGTGATGTTCAATATGTAGGTAGAGGTAATAAATTTAAAAGCTATAGTGGATTTACTAGAGACATACAAATGGGTTTTACTGTAATGGCTACTTCAAAAGCAGAATTAATACCTATGTTTACTAAATTAAATTTTTTAGCTTCATCATTAGCTCCAGATTATACATCAGCAGGGTTTATGAGAGGAAATATGGTAAGAATGACAGTAGGAGGTTATTTATATGAAGTACCTGGAGTATTAACTTCATTAACGTATACTATACCAGATGATACTACATGGGAAATAGCAATTGATGAAAATGGTAAGTCAGATAAATCAGTTAAAGAATTACCTCATAGAATAGAGGTTAGCTTAGCGTTTACTCCAATAGAAGATTTCTTACCTTCACGACAAACATTAGGTTATGAAGATGGAGAATTAAAAAGAATGGGACAACAAAGATTTATTAGTTTAAATACTGGTTATAGTAGTGGTTATGCTGGAGATTATGGTGTAGGTCAATATTTCCAACCAAATAAAAATAGTGAAGATGAATAGATATTCAGAAAATAAAACATTTAGAACTATAAATAATAATCTTAGAAATAGGGGATTAAGGTATTATAACACTTCAAGATACCCATTAGTACCTTTAAGTGAAGACGATATATACGCTATATCAGAATTTGGTGATAGATTAGAAACTTTAGCATATCAATTTTATGGTGATGTAACATTATATTGGATTATAGCGATTGCAAATCCAAATATTATTCCTTTTGATTCTTTATTTATTCCAGTTGGTTCACAAATTAGAATACCACAAGATATTTCTTCTATAATAGATAGTTATAATGAATTAAATAGGTAAGGTTATGGGGAATATAATAGGAAGTCCTTTTGAAGATTTTGTAAAAAAACAAATAGAAATAAGACAAAAATCTTTAGGACAAAGAAGTAATATTAGTACTGAAAATTTAAAATATTATACAACTAAAACTCCTTGGTTAAGATTAGCAAGTTCTGTTGATTTAACAGGAGAGGAAGGTGATGGTAGTGTTTTAAGTAGATTAATTGATTTAGGTATTGATAAAAGTATAATAACAAAAGATGAGTTAGCTAAAAAATTTATTCTTCAAGGTGGAACTATTACTTTAAATGAAGATAAAATTAAATTACAAAAAGGATTAAATTATAATAATGATTTATTTAATGGAGCTTATGGTTGGGGGGGTGTAAGCGAAAGAGGTTTTGTTCCTATGCCTGGTATTGAAAAAGCTCAAACTACATATTATAATAATGGTGCTTTAAGTAAGGCAGTAATTAGTGTAAAATGTTATAGTAAAACCCAATTTGCATTATTAGATGCATTATACTTAAGACCAGGATATTCTCTTTTATTAGAATTTGGTTGGTCTGTATTTCTTAACAATACTGGAGATTTAGAAGAGCAAGATAGTTTTAAATCTTCCCCTCTAAGTTTTCTTTTAAAACCTGGTAGTTTTGAGGGAGATAAAAATCAGTATCAAATGTTTCAACTTATAGCAGAAGAAAGGGCAAAATATTTTGGTAATTATGAAGCTTGTTATGGTAAAATAACTAATTTTAAATGGTCTTTTAGTACAGATGGTTCTTATAATTGTGAAATTACTTTAGTTGGTATGGGTGATGTTTTAAATTCACTAAAATTAAATGTAACTGATCCTATTAAAGATAATAAAGGAAAAAATGCAGTTACAACAAAATTAACTCCTTATGATGTATTTGTTGTTAAATTTTTTGGGTATATTATTTCAAGGGCAATAAAAAATGATACAATAAATGATTTAAGCAGATTTCAAAAAAGAAGTTTTACAAGAAAATTAGAAAATTGGAATAGTGGGCTTACATCAGCATCACCGATTTCTGAAATTAGAAATTTTTTAAAAACAGAACATGAAGCGTTAAATGAAAGACAAAAGTCACAAGCAATTGAAAATGATAATAGTGATCCTATATTATCAAATAAAGATGATACTAAATTAAATAAAAAATTTTATGAATTATCTCAACTTTTACAAAATGAAAGTGTAACAGAAGGAGGAGCATTTAAAGATGCATTTGGGATTAAAGATGGTGCTTTTATTTTAGATAATACTTTTGTTGGAAAAAGAAATGCACAGGTAGATGGTTCTACTACTATTCAAGCTAGCAAAAGTGTATATATAAAATTTGGCGTTTTATTAAAAGTTATTGAGGATAATTGTAATTTATTTTCTAAAAAAGGTGAAGGAGGAACTCCATTAATAAAATTTGATTTTAGTTATTTTAATTTAAGAAATGATGAAAATTATATGTTAATTATACCTCCTCATATTTCTACTGATCCAAACAAATGTTTAGTAGCACATAATGTAATGGGTTTTAAAGATGTGCTTAATTTTGATACTTCTGATTTACCTATAGATTCCCCACTAAATAATTACTTAACAACAACTCAGAATTTTATTGTAGAAAATAATCCTTTTGTAGGAAGATTAGGTAATGTTTTAATAAACTTAAGATTTGCATCAGAAGCTATTTCTAAAGTACCTAAAAATAGTGATGGAGCTAGACCTGTTTTACCTTATGTAAAAAACATATTAAAAGGAATAAATGAGTCTATGGGTTCTCTTAATGATTTTTTTGTTTCTTATGATGAATATGAAGGTGTTATAAAAATATATGATTTAGCTCCAAAACCAGGATTAGTTAAAGAAAATATAACTTCATTTTCAAAATTTAATATTTTTGGAGTAAAAAAAGATGAAGGTTCTTTTATTACTAACGTTGGGTTAGATTCTGAAATACCAGAAGATTTTGCTACCCAAGTAGTAATTGGGGCCCAGTCATCAGGAAATAATCTTATGGGTAATTCTTTATCTTTTTCAAATTATAATAAAGGATTAGTAGATAGAATTATTCCTGATAAATTAGATGAAAGCACACTTAATACAAACACTCAGACTACTGGATCAAATGCAATCAAAGAAGCAGTTACATTAAAAGAAGAAAAATTATACTACCCAGCTAGTGGAAATAAAGTTTCTCCAATAGGAAGTATGTATTTTAAAGAAGGACAATATGGTGCAGGTAGTAGTAATGATATATATTATAATTTTACACCACAAGTTATAAGTGATCTTACAGAAAATTATACAAGTTACATTCAATTAGTACATGGAATATTAACTCAAAAAGACTTAGTTCCTCCCCCTTTCTTTTTACCTTTTAATTTGAATTTAGAAATGGAAGGACTATCAGGAATGAAATTATTTGAAAAGTTTAGAATAACAGATGATGTACTTCCACCATCTTATGCTAAAGATAGTGTTGATATTGAATTACTTGGTGTTAATCACAGTGTTGATGTTCAAAAATGGTCAACTGTAATTGATACTTTATCAGTACCTAGATTTATAGAAACTACAATAAGTGGATCTATAGTAGCAGACCCAGTACCAAGCCCAACAAAGAAAAAATTAGATGAAGTTGAAGAACCTAATGGAAGTGAATGGGAAGAATGGGTAAATGAAGTAGCATGGAGTGCAGCTTTTATTAGTTGGACAGTAGAAAATGCAGGAGTTTCATTCCCTAATTCTTCTGCTCATACTATTTATTCACAAAAAATAAGAGATGGTTTTCAAGGATGGAGAGTATTTGATCCTAAGTTTACACCTTTACAAGTAGGAGATATAGTAGTAAAAAATAGAAATAAAAATACTTTAACATATAATTCATCAATATGGGAAGGTAGTTCTCATGGGGATATAGTAACAACAGTTGGTGGAAGTCAAGTATATGATCCTTTAACTCAAACTTATTCTACTACATCACCAGGTTTTAATCAGAACTTTGCTGAAATAATTGGTGGTAATGTTGGAAATACAGTAAAAAAGAAAAAATTATCATTAACTGATACAGGATTAATTAAAAATCCAAGAAAATATTTTGTTGTGTTAAGAAATAACAACCCAGGTTTAGGGGCAAATATTGCAGGTATAGCTAAACAAGAAGATTTATTCTGGGGAGGTAGAAATGAATTAGATATGAATCAAGAATTAAGATTAAGACTACAAGCTTATTATAAATCAACCCCTGAATTAGTAGATAGTGTCCCTACTAGTGTATATGATTAATTATGGTATATATTCCTAAATCCCAAATAAAAGAAAACCAATTTACTCCAGGAGGAGAATGGTCATATGTTAAGGATAATTCCCCTTACACAGGATATTATTATTTATTATCTAATGGTAAAGCATACACAGGTAAAAATCCCAACAACCCACCAAATGAAGAAATATACCAATATACAGTTATTGAGTCTGCAAACACTTCAGGGGTAGTACCTCAAACTTCAGAATATAATGATTTATGGAATGGATCAGAAGGTAGAGATCTTAGAAGATATGGAATATTACAAAATACTAATTATAATTTAATAAAATCAATACCCCCAACAATATTAACATTTCCAACCCCTGAAGATTATAAAAATTATTACTATAAAAGATATTTTGTAGTTAAAATTAATGAACAAATTTATAAAGAAACTTCCTTAGAAATATATAATGAGATAAAATCTCAAAACCCAGTTTGGACATGGGAAAGTTATCTTCCTTTTACCCTTACGTGGACTATAAAAGGAAATATAGAAAATGTTTTTAAGGCAAATAGAGGAATGATTGCTGTAAAAGAAAAAGAAATTAAAAGAAAAGGATTAGATATTTATTTAGAACAAAATTATTTACAATATTATTTATATACTAAAGAAGAAAATTTATATACTGAGGGAGGATTACTAATAACTATGGATGGAGAGGATTATAAAGGTTTTTATCATATCCATGAAACTCAAGGACCTATGGTAGGTGCCTTTCATACTGCAGTAGGACATAATAAATTGTTTTATAGAAAATTTTACAAAGGAGAAATAGTTGATTCTTTAAATCAAAGTAATGTAATTACAACAGGGGAAACACAAAATATAGAATATAGATCTATTCGTTCTTCAACTGGAGGTGGATATTAAATAAAACTTTTATATATTACAAACAAAAAGTTATGTTTTGGTTAGTTGAAAGTAAAGTTCAATTTGAACAATTTTCAAACGCTAATTGGAAAAATGTTTTTATAGAAATAATTCCAAATAGTTATTTAATTCATCCTTCACAAAATGATATTTGTGCTTTGTATATTAGACCGTTAGAATCAACTAAAGGTTTTATTGTGCCACTGCACCATAGTGAAACTTTAAATGTAAATATAACGGATATAAACACAATGTTATGTAAATTTAATAACATATATGTACGAGATAAAAAAGAATTTTTACATTATTTACCAATAAAAGGCCTCTTTGACATTAACCAACAAAATCCTCCATATATACCAGAATTATTACAAACACATAACATATTTAATAAAAGACACCCAAATAAAAAAGACATAAATAAAATAATACCTATAGTAAAACATTATGAGTATTGTGAAGAAATATATAATAACCTTAAAGATAAAATAAATGAACCAATCAATGAATTCTACAATAATAAATTATCAATGGTATTCAACTCCATTGAAAGAAGTGGCATACGAGTTAATAGAGAAAAATTTGAATCGCATTTTCACCCTATCGATGGAGAATACATCTACACGCAATACAACTTTAAAACCCTTACAGGAAGACCAAGTAATAAATTTAAAGGAGTAAATTATGCGGCACTTAATAAAGAAAACAATAGTAGAGAAAGTTTTATTCCCCGTAATGATAGCTTTATTGAGTTTGATATTGGTGCTTATCACCCTACTTTGTTGGCTAAGTTGGTGGGTTATGATTTTGGTAATAAAGATATTCATACTGCCTTTGCGGAAATGTATGGAGTTGAATATAAAAAAGCAAAAGAATTAACATTTAAACAACTATATGGAGGAGTATTTGATCAATATAAACATTTAGAATTTTTTAAAAAAGTTCAAGTATATACTGATAATCTATGGAAAGAGTTTAAGGAAAAAGGCTGGGTAGAGTGTCCTATTTCAAAACATCGATTTGTAAAAGAAAAATTAGATGAAATGAAACCCCAAAAATTATTAAATTATTTACTACAAAATTTGGAGACAGCAATGAATGTTCATATATTGTGGGAAATAATAAAGTTATTAAAAAATAAAAAAACTAAATTGGTTTTATACACTTATGATTCATTTTTATTTGATGTTAGTAAAGAAGAAGTTGGTGTTTTGGGTGAAATAAAAAAATTATTTAGTAAACATAAATTACAAATAAAAACGTGCTATGGAAACAATTACAATTTTAAATAAAACTTCTAATATGTATACAATGGATGATTTTTCAGACATTACTAACCAAAATTTAGGAGATTTGAATAATAAGTTATTTTGTACTTTTACAACCTTAGAAAATTTAGAAAATCTTCTAAGTACTATTACAGGTAAATATAATATTATGTATAATAAGATATTTGTTTTGTATATTAAGTCAAATGATGAGTATGTATGCACTTATAATATCGATCAAGGTAATATATCAGATCTACCAGAAAATACTATTCTAGTACATAGAAAAAAAGAAACAAATACACTTTATACTATTAATGCTTTAAATGAACTAATTAAAAAATTAAATGGTGGTGTAGTTGATACTAAGTTCCCTATAACTTGGGAACATTATAAAAATTCAGTACTTTTAACTCAACATGATGAGTTAAAGCAATTGAAAACAAAAATTCATAAGATAATTGAACTATAGTTTGGTTGTTTTATAAATTTGTCGTATATTAATCACAGTTATTAAAAAAATAAAAAAGTTATTATGGATTTAAACCAAATCAAACAGAAGTTAGAGTCACTTCAAACACAATCAAACTCAAATAAAGGAGGCGGAAAATCATTATTTTGGAAGCCATCTATAGGTAAACAACAAATAAGAATTGTTCCTAACAAATATAATAAATCATTCCCATTTACAGAAATGATGTTTTACTATGGTATAGGTCAAAGAGTAATGGCCTCTCCAATGAATTGGGGTGAAAAAGACCCAATTCAAGAATTTACAAAACAATTACGTGATAGTGGAGATAAAGAAAATTGGTATTTAGCTAAAAAATTAGATGCTAAAACTCGTATTTTTGCTCCTGTAGTTGTAAGAGGTGAAGAAGATCAGGGTGTTAAATTATGGCAATTTGGTAAAGAAGTTTATCAAGCATTTTTAAATTTAGCAGCTGACTCAGAAGTTGGTGATTATACTGAACCATCAGCAGGTAGAGATATTAAATTAACTACAGTAGGACCTGAAGTAACAGGAACTCCTTATAATAAAACAACTATATCTCCATCAATGAGTACTTCACCAATTAGTACAGATCCATCTTTAGTTTCTAAAGTATTAGATGATCAACCAGATCCTAAAAATGTATTTAAAAGACTTACTTTTGATGAAGTAAAATCTAATTTAGAATCATTTTTACAACCAGAAGGTGAAGAAGAAGGTTCAATTTCTTCAGAACCAGCAGTAGCTTTTGATGGAGAAAAATCTAACAATTATTCACTTGAAGGAAAAGACACAACTTCAAAATCAGATAAATTTGATTCATTATTTGATGATAAAAAGTCTTCAACTGATGATGATTTACCATTTTAAATATGGCGAAAAGAAAATCACTTACGGAGGCTGCCTCCAAAGAACTTAGATCTAAATTTGATTTAAATGCCTTTAAAGATAAAAAAGGATTAAAACAAAATGTTAAATTTAAGGAACAAGAATGGATTCCATTATCATCAGCGTTTCAAGATGTTACTTCTATTCCAGGTATTCCTATGGGTCATATTGTACTTCTTAGAGGACATTCAGATACAGGTAAAACCACAGCACTTTTAGAAGCTGCAGTTGCAGCTCAAAAACGAGGTATAATGCCTGTATTCATTATTACAGAAATGAAATGGTCTTGGGATCATGCTAAAATGATGGGTATGGAAGTTAATGAAGTTGTTGATAAAAAAACAGGTGAAATTACTAATTATGATGGTAATTTTATTTATGTAGATAGAGAAACTATTAATTCTATTGAAGATGTAGCTGGATTTATTTTAGATTTAATGGATGAACAAAAGAAAGGAAATTTACCTTTTGATTTATTATTTTTGTGGGATTCAATTGGCTCAGTACCTTGTGAAATGTCAATTAAATCAAATAAAAATAACAATGAATGGAACGCAGGTGCTATGTCAACCCAGTTTGGTAATAGTGTAAATCAACGTATTACACTGTCACGTAAAGAATCGTCTCCATATACTAATACACTTGTATGTATTAATAAAGTTTGGACGTTAAAAGCAGAATCTCCAATGGGGCAACCTAAATTAATGAATAAAGGTGGTTATGCAATGTGGTTTGATTCAACATTTGTAGTTACATTTGGTAATGTTATGTCAGCTGGAACTTCTAAGATTAAAGCTATTAAGGATGGTAAACAGGTTGAATTTGCTAAAAGAGTAAATATTCAAATTGATAAAAATCATATTAATGGTGTTACTACTAGAGGTAAAATTGTAATGACCCCTCATGGATTTATTAATGATAATGACAGAGAATTAAAAGGTTATAAAGACGCAAGAAAAGATGATTGGGCTGCTATTTTAGGTGGTGGTGATTTTAGAGTAGTTGAAGAAGATCAAGCCTATACCGATATAACATCTTTTGGAGAAGAACCACAATAAATTTTGATACCCGGAATATCTTTCGTATATTTCGGGTATAAAATCAAATCCTATGAAACAGAAAGAACTATTTAAGCTCTTGGATAACATCCAAGAACAAGGCCCAGAGACTGAGACTCACGAAAGAATTTTATTTATAGATGGTTTAAATCTATTTTTTAGGAATTTCGCTGTATTAAACATGGTAAATCCCTTAGGTATCCATATTGGAGGTTTAGGTGGATTTTTTCGCTCTTTAGGAGCTATGATTCGCCAAATTAATCCTACACAAGTTTATGTAGTATTTGATGGAGCAGGATCAGCTAATAATAGAAAAAATATTATGCCTGAATATAAATCAGGTAGAGATTTACAACGTATTACTAATTGGGATGCTTTTGATGATAAGGATGATGAGGATGATGCTAAAGTGGATCAAATGGTTAGAATTATTCAATATTTAAAAACATTACCTGTTAAAACAGTAAGTATTGATAAAGTTGAAGCTGATGATATTATAGCATATTTAAGTAAATCTGTTATTACTCATCCTAAAGATAAATCATTTATTATATCATCAGATAAAGATTTTCTACAATTAGTTAGTGAAAATGTTATTGTATATCGCCCTATGGAAAAAGAATATTATACTCCAAAAACTGTAATGGATAAATATAAAATGTCTCCCCATAATTTTATTTTACATAAAACTTTATTAGGTGATAATTCTGATAAAATTAAAGGTGTTAAGGGATTAGGTGAAAAAGGATTGTTAAAAAAATTCCCTGAATTAATAGAAAGAGATATGGATTGGGATGATATATTAGATATTTGTGAGAATAAAATGTCGGATCATGCTGTGTATGCAAGAATAATTCATGGTCAAGATGATTTAGAAAAAAATTATAAAATAATGGATTTAAGTAATCCCATGTTAAGTAAAGAAGATAAGGAATGGTTAAATGAGGTTGTATCTTCAAAAGAACTTCCATATCATCCAGACCAATTTATAGCAATGTATAATGAAGACCAAATAGGTGGTTTAATTCGAAATGTTGAATTTTGGGTTAAAGATTGCTTTGAAAATTTAGTTATAAAAAAATAGTTATATGACATTAACAAACTTAAACTCCTATGGTACTGGATTTCAGATAAAAGTATTATCTTCTTTATTAACCCATAAAGAATTTTTAGTTAACATAAATGATATGTTAAGTGAAGAATATTTTGATAATCAAGCTCATAAATGGATAATTAAGGAAATTTTAAGGTATTATGATAAATATCATACTACACCCTCAATGGAGATATTAGCTGTAGAATTACAAAAATGTGGTAATGAAGTTCTTCAAATATCTATAAAAGAACAACTTAAGGAAGCATATAGAACTTCTAATGATGATTTAAAATATATTCAGGAAGAGTTTTCTTCATTTTGTAAAAATCAACAATTAAAAGGAGCATTATTACAAAGTGTTGATTTATTAAAAGGAGGGGATTATGAATCTATTAGATCATTAATTAATAATGCTATTAAAGCAGGACAAGATAAAAATATAGGACATGAATATACTAAAGATGTTGAATCAAGATATAGAGAAGATAGTAGAACAACAATTAAAACCCCTTGGGATAAAATTAATCAATTACTTCAAGGAGGCCTCGGAAATGGAGATTTTGGTCTTATATTTGGTAATCCAGGAGGTGGTAAATCTTGGTCATTAGTTGCTTTAGGAGGGCATGCTGTTAAATTTGGGTATAATGTTATACATTATACTTTAGAATTAGGTGAACAATATGTAGGAAGAAGATATGATGCTTATTTTTCTAAAATTAGTGTAGATAAAATTCAAAAACATAAAGATAGAATTGAATCTATAATGGGGGATTTAAAAGGAAATTTAATTATTAAAGAATTTCCAACAGGAAAAGCAACAATGTCTACTATAGAGGCACACATTCAAAAAGTTAAAGACACAGGAATTGAACCAGATTTAATAATTATTGATTATGTAGATCTTCTTTCTTCAAAAAGAAAAACTGTTGATAGAAAAGGTGAAATTGATGATATTTATACTAGTACAAAAGGATTAGCTCGTGAATTAGATATTCCTGTTTGGAGTGTTTCTCAAGTAAATAGAGCTGGTGCTAAAGATAATATTGTTGAGGGAGATAAAGCAGCTGGATCATATGATAAAATAATGATTACAGATGTTTGTATTTCTCTTTCTAGACAACGTAAAGATAAAGTAGAAGGAACTGGAAGATTCCATATTATGAAAAATAGATATGGTATGGATGGTTTAACATTTGGAGTAAAAGCTGATACATCAACAGGTCATTTTGAAGTTTCAAATGAACTATATCAGGAAGGTAATAATGATGAAGATGATAATACTTCAACCCCACAAACTAATAGTTTTAGTGGGATTGATAAATATGATAGAAGTGAAATGAAAAAGAAATTTTTTGAACTAAATAAACAATAAAATGGCAAAGAAAGATATTACAAAAGAAAGAATAGTTTATAAACCCTTTGAATACCCGGTAGCATTTGACTATTGGTTAAAACAACAACAAGCACATTGGATACATACCGAAGTACCTATGATGTCAGATATTAATGATTGGAAGCAAAACTTAAATGAAACTGAAAAAAATATTATTGGTTCTATTTTAAAAGGTTTTGCCCAAACTGAAACTGTAGTAAATGATTATTGGACAGGATTAGTTACAAAATGGTTTAGAAAACCAGAAATTATTGCTATGGCAACTGTATTTGGTGCTATGGAAACAATTCATGCTGAAGCTTATAGTTTATTAAATGAAGAATTAGGTTTAGATGATTTTTCTGAGTTTTTAGAAGATGAAACCACAATGGCTAAAATAGAAGCTTTAACTGAAAATGCAGCTAGTTTTGGTGATGAAGTAGATTGGCATGAAAGAGCAAAATCATTAGCTATATTCTCGGCATTTACAGAAGGAGTAAATTTATTTAGTTCTTTTGCTGTTTTATTATCATTTAAATTAAGAAATAAGTTAAAAGGAGTTGGCCAAATAGTTGAATGGTCAATTAGAGACGAATCAATGCATTCAGATGCTGGGTGTTGGTTATTTAGAACACTTTTAAAAGAAAAACCGGAATTAAAAACACCTGAATTAGAGGCAGCAATTAATGAAGCTGCTTTACTTTCATTAAAGCTAGAAGTAGATTTTATTGAAAAAGTATATGAAATGGGTGATTTAGAAGGATGCAGTAAAGAAGATTTAATATCTTTTATCAAACATAGAGTAAATACTAAAATGGGAGATTTAGGTTATAGACCTATAGTTAATGGTATTGACCCTACAGCTATTGAAAGAATGAAATGGTTTGACCATCTATCAGCAGGAAAACAACATACTGATTTTTTTGAAAATAGAGTAACAAATTATAGTAAAGGAACACAGGACTGGGATGCAGGATCAATATTTTAAAAAGTAAATAATGGATAATAATTTAATAGCAGATTATACAAATTGGGAAAAAGGAAGAGATTATCCTGAATGGATGAATGAGGTAGCATTATCTACTATATCTAAAGGATATTTAATCCCAGGAGAAACTCCTAAAAAAGCATATAGGAGAGTAGCAAATGCTGTAGCAGATCGTCTTAAAAGACCAGATTTAGCAGCTAAATTTTTTAAATATATTTGGAATGGTTGGATTGGTTTAGCTTCACCTGTAATTTCAAATACAGGAACAGATAGAGGACTACCAATTTCTTGCTTTGGGGTTGATACCCCAGATTCAATTAGAGGAATTGGATTAACAAATGCAGAATTAATGAAATTAACTTCATCTGGGGGTGGAGTTGGAATTAGTGTTGATAGAATAAGAGCTAGAGGAACAGAAATTAGAGGAAATGGAAAAAGCGAAGGTGTAGTACCTTGGTGTAAAATATATGATTCAACAATTATTGCTACTAATCAAGGTAATGTAAGAAGAGGAGCAGCTTCAGTTAATTGTAATATTAACCACCCTGATATTGAGGAATTTTTACAAATTAGAAGACCAAAGGGTGATCCTAATAGACAATGTTTAAATTTACATCAATGTGTAGTTGTTGATGATGCGTTTATGCGTAAATTAAATGATCGTGATGCTGAGTCTATGTCTTTATGGTTAGAAATACTTAAATCACGTGTAGAAACAGGTGAACCTTATATTATGTTTGAGGATAATGTTAATAAAAATAATCCTTTAGCTTATATGATGAATAACCTTCATGTTTCTATGACTAACATATGTTCTGAAATTACATTACACACAGATGAAGAACATTCATTTATTTGTTGTTTAAGTTCTTTAAATTTAGCTAAATATGATGAATGGAAAGATACAGATGTAGTTGAAACTGCAACTTACTTTTTAGATGGGGTAATGGAAGAATTTGTTGAAAAAACTAATGGTAAAGAAGCAATGAAACGTACTCATAAACATGCCAAAAAAGGTAGAGCATTAGGTTTAGGAGTAATGGGTTGGCATACTTTTTTACAAAAGAAAAATCTTCCTTTTAATTCTATAGCTTCAACAGCTTGGACTCATACAATAATGTCTAAAATTAGAAATGAAGCTGAAGCAGCAAGTAGACAATTAGCAGTTGAATATGGTGAACCTTTATGGTGTAAAGGAACAGGTATGAGAAATACTCATGTTTTAGCTATTGCACCAACAGTATCAAATTCAAGAATAGCAGGATGCTCAGCTGGTATAGAACCTCAACCAGCAAATGTTTACACATTTAATGGTGCTAAAGGAACATTTATTGTTAAAAACCCAGAATTAGAAAAACTACTTATAGAAAAAGGAAAAAATACAAATAAAGTTTGGGATCAAATATTATCTGATGATGGTTCTGTTATAAATATTCCTTCTGATATTTTATCAGAAGAAGATAAAGATGTATTTTTAACTTTTGCAGAAATCAATCAACTAGAATTAGTTAGGCAAGCAGCAATACGTCAAAAATATATAGACCAAACTCAATCATTAAATTTATGTTTTCCTCCTACAGACTCTCCTAAATGGATTAATCAGGTTCATATGGAAGCATGGAAATTAGGTATAAAAACATTATATTATTTGAGAACTGATTCAGTAATTAAAGGAGATTTAGGATCTCGTACAGCTGAGTGTGTTTCTTGTGACGGGTAGCATATTACCACATATTTATACTAAAATGTTTATATGAAAAAACTAACAACATTGTGGTATTCATTAATAAATGAAATAAAAAGTAGAGTTACTGAAATGATGGCTGAATTTAAGGACGTAAAAAAGGCCCTTAAAAATGTTGCAGCTCAATCTAAAGATGTTATTGATGCTTCTAAAGGTAAAAAAAGAAGAGGAAGACCTAAAAAAAAATAAAATGAAAAAAATATTACTTTTAGTTTTTCTTTTATGTGCTTTTAATTCTAATAGTCAAGATTTAAAGAAAATATTTAAATTTGCAACATTTTATACAGCAGCAAATGGTGGAACATCTATTTCTGATGTAGATGTATATTCTGTTACTAATGGTTTACAAACAACTACAATTGAAACTCCTTTTGATTATTCATTAACTGCAGGTATTAGAAAAATAGCTAGATTTGGTTATGAAAATCGTGCAAATACCTTTTATGATGGAACTGAAAAATCATTTTCTGATGCTACCACAATAGGTAAAGTAAAAGGATTTGAATTTTTATTTGAAGTTGATTATAAAAGACAACAAGGTGAAAATTATGTAGATCAACATCATTTTTTAAGATATATTGATGATAAATGGATTGCTAAAATTGAGTATTTAGCTGATGGTTTTGCTGATATTAAATATTTTGAATCATCACAACGTTACAGATATAAACACAACCCAAAATTATCATTTAATGTAGGCGCAGTACAACGTTTATCTGAACCTTATGGTTATGATCCTTTAGAAGAATGGAAATTATCAAATGGAAATTTACACTATACATTTTTAGCATTAGAAGAAGGTTACACTACTATATTTGATGGACAAGGTAATGTAGAATATTTTGACCCATCAGGAAACTCTGTTGCTACTTCAACTGAAGTATGGGAAGCAGTAGCCATACCAGAAATGTTATCAAATTATACAGAGAAAAAAAGAAATCAATTAGATAATACAATACAACATTCATTAATAATAGGATTTGATTATTATCATTATACAAAAACATTTTGGTTACATTCATGGGGGAATTTAATGCCTTATCATTTAGATCAAGGTGGAGAATTTTCATATCATGAATATAATGAAGGTCAATGGTATGACTACTCGGGGGGATTAATACTAGGATATAAATTTGATAAACACTTAGGAGTATTTGCAGAAGGTAAATACAACAAATACTGGAATAGAGAATGGCATGATTTTTCTATTGGGATGAATTACGTAATATTTTAAAAAAATGGCAAAAGAATTAAACGAGGATACAACTTTAAAATTAAGTATAAAAACATTAGTAGGTATAGGGGTATTAATTTTCACTCTAGTAGGTATGTGGTTTACATTACAGGCAGATATAGCTGAAGCAAAAGAACTTCCTATTGCACCTCCACCTGATGTCACTAGAATGGAATATGATATGAAGGATCAACTTATTAGACAAACTATTATGACAACTCAAGATGATGTTAAAGAGTTAAAAGAACGCCTTGTTAGAATGGAAGAAAAGATTGATAAATTAAGATAAAATTCTTATGAAAAAATTATTTATATTACT